CCGCCAGAGCCGAGAGCCTTGGCGAAATACTCGCTGCGGTCCTTGTGCGAGCCGCGCATGAGCCCGGCGGCGTTGAATTTCACGAAGTAGCCTGCCTCCACCTCGGCATCAGTCAGAAGGTGGCACTCGGCAGACTGCTCGATGCGTTCGTACCAGGGGCTGAGCGTGTGCACGACGTGCGCCAGGAACATTTGCTCGGCGCTGGCGTAGGTGGCGGCCTTGTCGCTGTACCCGGCCATGATCGGCATGACGCGAAAGGCGCGGCAGACTTCCTCGATCTGGTGCTTTCGCGTCTCCAGAAGTTGGGCGTCAATGCCGGTCATGCTCTGCGGGTGGAACTTCGCGTTTCTGTCCAGCAGCTTTGTTTTTCCCATGTTCGCTGCGCCGTCGAATTCCTTCTCCAGCCAGGCGCGCATGGCCTTGTATTGCTCCGCGTTCAGCGTCCCCTCGACCGAGTAGGTGCCGGAAATCGCCGCGCCGTTCTTTTGCATTCGGGCCTGCGACTCTTCGGCAGACATGGCAAGCCCGATGGCTTCGCGGGCCATCTTGACAACATCCAAGCCGCTCACGGCGTCCCAGCTAGGGCCGCGCCAGTGCCAGACAGCCTCTTGCGGGACCGTCATGGTCTTGCCGCTGGGGGCGGTGATCTGGTATTCCAGGCTGTAGTCGTCCTTTTGCTTGCAGTTCACAGCGCCAGGCGGGAACGGGATCAGCTCGCGGACTTCACCGCGCACGCGGTTGATGAAGGCATAAGCATCGCCTGTCATCACGCAATGAATGGTCATGGTTTCGCGCAGTTCGAAGCTGGTCATCCATCCATTCGGCTTGCGGTGCAGCACGCGATAAAGCGGGTGATCTGCGGCGGGCATGATCTTGTCGCCCACCTGCCGGTAAACCTTAAACGGCACCTGGGCGACGCCTTCGGAAATGACGCGCACGCACGACAGCACAGCGGGCACCTCTAGGGCGGACTTGTGCGACACCGATGCGCCGCTTTTGGTGCCCATCCATCCGGCCAGCAGCCGGAACAAATCGAGCGAGTGACGAACCGAGCCGTCCTCGTTCGACTTGCGGCTGAAAGGCCAGAATTTCATGCTGTGAGCTCTTCCCAGAATGATTTTTCACCTGCGCCTGTTGTGTTGACCAGCCCCGCCGCCATCACAGCAGCCACGGCCAAGTCAATGCGCCCCGTCGCTTTTTCCTTGGACAGCTTGCGGTTCTCCGCGCCGTCCTGCTCAATGACTGCGTTGCTCATGCACCAGTCCAGCACCTTGTGCCCTGCGTGCGCAATCTCACCGTTAAGTAACATGCGCTCGAAGGTTTCCAGCGCGGGGCTAAAGTCCTTGTAGCCCTGCCCGACCGGCTTCATTTCCGGCAAGCTGATCCCGTCATCTGCGGCCAGCGCCATCAAGTCCTCGATGCGCCAGCGGTCGTACCCTACGGCGACGATCTCGAAGAAGTCGCACATAGCCGACAGCTTTTGCAGGATCACCCGCTTGCTGATGGCCCGACCAGGTGTCGTGTCCAGATACCCCTCGGCCTTCCACTGGATGTAGGGCACGCGGTCGGTATCGGCCTTGCGCTGCAATTCCACATCTGGCAACCACGCGAACGGCACCAGCAACCACGGCTCGCCAGCTTCTACCGGCTCCACCAGAAACACCATGCCCGTCAGGTCAGTGGTGCTGGATAAGTCCAACCCGGCCACAGCACGGCGCCCGCGCAAATCCTGCCAGTCAAAATCGCGTTGCGCACCGCGCCACACTTCGCCGGAAATCCACGGCGATTCGGCGTCCGTCCACTGGCAGAAATTGAGCCTTCGGACAATCGCCTCTTTCGATGGCATCCCTTTCGCTTCCACCACCTGCTCGCGGATGTACTTCATCCCCGGCAGATCGGCGTCCTGCAATGATGGGTTCGCCTTCGGCCAGCACGACTCGTCGGCAAACGGGTCATCCAATTCATCCAGGCCACAGACAAACGGAAAGAACGCGTCGTCTTCCACCTCACCCGCCGCCACCTTCGCGCCGTATTCGTGATACGACCAGCACGGCCCCATGCGGTTGTGCCCCGCATTGGTAATCATGAAAATCAGCGCCTGGCGTCGGCTTTTCGTACCTGCCCGCATCATTTCGACGACGGTGTTTGTCTTGTGCTCGTGCAGCTCGTCAATCAGGCCGATGTGCGGGCGCGGGCCGGATTGCCCGTCATCACTACTGATAGGCCGGAAGAACGCGCCCTGCGCCACGTAGGCAAGGTTCCAGCACCTTTCCCCGGTGCCGCTCTTCGTCAGGCGCTTTGAAAGCTCCGGCGATTGATCCACCATCGCAACGGCGTCACGGAACAGGATCATGGCTTGATCCTTTTTCGTGGCGGCGCTGTAAACCTCTGCGCGTGGCTCGTTGTCGGCCACCAGCCCCTTCATACCGATACCGGCGGCCAGGGGTGACTTGCCGGAACCCTTCGCGGTTTCCACGTAAGCCACGCGGAAGCGCCGGTAGCCGTCAACGCCCTTCCAGCCGAACAGGGAACCCACTACGAATTTCTGCCACGGCAGCAGCTCGAATGGCTTGCCTTCAAAGTCGCCGCCGTTGAGCTTCAGCACGTTGCTGTAGAACCTGAGCGCCTTGTTTGCCTCGTCCACATTCCACACCAAGCCGCGTTTCTTACCCTCTTTCAGGTCTCGAAGGTGCCGCGCGCACTGCCCACGCACATGCGGCCCAGCCACTCGAACACCGTCTACCACCGATTGCGCATACTCCGTGACCGGATCATCCGAAGAACTCTTGGAGCGGATCGGCTTTTTTGTCGTCATCTGGTGTTGCGTGTACTTTCGAACGCGCCGCTGGCGTCAGTCCGAACTCAATCAGGTAGCTTTTGAATTGCGAATCAGCGGCGCGGAGCTGCGTAGCAGCAGGATTTCCCTTGATAAGGGTGTTCCCTTGGGCGTCCATCGTTTTGTATGTCCAGCCGTCCACTTTCAAGCTCTCACGACATATCAGGACGTCGCTGTAGCAGTCACACAATCTTTCAAGCGCGGCGCTGTCGGCTTCGGTCAGCACTCCCATGCGATCCAGAAGCACGGACAAGCGGCCCCATGCCACCTTTCCCGCGTCCGACAGGTGCGCCGGGCACGATGGAATCTCGCGCCTCGGCTTCGGCTCTGTCTTGTTGATCTTGCGCTTGCCAGCGTTACCGGAAATTAGTTTTAAGGCTGTTGGTTTAGGTCGTGGACTGGGCATCATCACCCCCCGGAAAAAATATCCCAGCTTGCGGGTGTGCGCAGAACGAGAACCTGTCGGTTTCCAGCGTGGAGGTCTTAGACTTTGAATCCCCCCCCCGCCCTCAACCGAATAAAAGCGTTTGCCCCTTGGCTTTGGCACCCTTAGCGCCATTGCACCTGCGACATGCGCATTGCGTGTTCGCGTATGAATGCACGCCACCCAACGCAAGCGGGACAATGTGATCTAACTCAGCAGAGTTGGGCATGTATGGCCTCTCGATAGTCCGCACACCACATAGGGCGCAGCGCCACTTGTCTCGGGCGAATACAACCAATCTATCAACCACCTCAACAGCGGCCGATCTCAGCCTTGCTCTACGGCGCGCAGAAGCTGCCGTGGCAGCAGTTGCCTCCACACATACAGAGCAACGCGTCGCCCTTGTGAAGTAGCCGTACAACGGGCTAAACAAGGCCTCACAGCCCAAGCATGTGATCGGCTTCACTGTCTTGTTGTGGGCTGCACGCGCCAACTCTTTTTGCTTCACGAATGAAGCCGCTGCCCGGCATTTTGAGCCGCAGTAGGTGGATTCGATGGCCGCATCAAAGTGCTTACCGCACCCTGCGCATACAAACTCCCGAACTCCGGCGCGCCTTAGCACCCTGTTTGCTGCTTTGTCTTTGCAGTAGTCACTGCAATGCTTCCGTTTCCTACCTACTGTGCGCGGCTGGGCGATGGGTTCGCCACAGGCGCATGAAATAGATACAAGGCGCTTATACTCCGCGTCAGCCATCTTTGACCTCTCGTACAGGTTGATGTGGTTAGACGCCTGCACAGTGTTAGTAGCACTATGTGGGCGTCGTCATTTTAACACGGCGCTTACCAGATTACACGTCCTGCTGCATCGAACTGAGCACGAACCGCGTAGCCCATATCGACCGCGCTTTTCTTCACATGGCATCCGGCCTTCACACCTGGCGACGGCCACTCAACACACAGCACTTGAAGGTTGTCGTCGTCGTTCGTGCTGCCCTCTTTGTGCAGGGCCGTGATGTGGTCAAGCTCGAAGCCATGCGGGAATGCAACCAGCTTGCCGCAGCGTGCACAGTGCGGGTTGTTGCTCCATATGCGCAGCCGTGCGGCTTGTAGCTTCCTGCCTCTTAGCCGCCCGTCTGTGTTGTCGTAGGCCATGCTCACCTCAATAGTCGCAAGCGCCCGCCCGCGTGCCCAGGAGGTAGGTTCGCGCTGTTCTACGTCGCTTGCTGCCGCCGTTGCTTTGCCCGTGACGGCAGGCTGAAACGTGGCCCAGGTGCGCCTGTTGCGTGGCCTGGCGGCCGGAGTGCAGGTGCTGGCGTAGAGCTGGGCAAAACAAAAACCCCGGCGATTTCCAGCAGGGGCTTGTGATTCTTCAGGGCGAGTTCATCCATCGCTAGCTTCCGGTGGCGCCTACGTGGCAACCGCCAGCCATTCGACAGAGATTCACCGCGCTATTGGCCGACTCGTTGCCAATGCCATCGGTACGGGAATTGTACTACAGCATGTTTCGCAAACGCAATCGCATGGACTGTCGCGCGACGTGGATACATTCGTCCATCATGTTCAGCGCCGCCTTGCCCATCTCGCCTGCCGGTGGGTTGCGTTTGCCGCTCCCACCGCACTTGCGGCACTGACGGCCCAGTACCGGGGAGCCGTGGATCACCTCGTGCCCACGCCCCAGGCACGGCTGGCAGTTGTCATGTAGCCAGTAGATCAGCACCGCATTGGCCAGCGTGCGCGGCTCCTTGTGGCCCTTGCGTTCGGCCCAGGCTGCAACACCATCCACGGCACGGCGCAGGGTTTTGAGTTGGCTGAACAGCAAGAATGCCTCGGTTTCATCCATGTGCCGCTTCTTTGCCGCGCCGTCCCATTCACTGTGCAGTCGCATCAGCACGCCGCCCAGCAGGCCCGGTGTCCAGCCGCTGGCGATCAGCACATCCGCATCGGTGCGCCGTTCTGACGTGACGGTCAAATCATCGGCGTTGCCGGCGCTGGTGTATTGCTCGTCGATGGTGCGCGATTCGTTCAAGTGATTTCCTCCCTGTAGGTGATCTGAACGCGGAAAATTGCTCGATCTTTTCCTCCCATGGATGAAACCACGCAACTGACGATCTCGGCATCCACATATTCGCCGCATTCGTTCAGCACGTCTTGAAGCTGCTTCGCCGCCATCTTCAGGCGCTCAGTCAAATCGTATGAAAGACCGTTCATGATATTTCCCCCGTCTCTGGATTGATTTCCCATTGCCGCGCATCGCGTAGCGCCACGTCGTGTTCAGCGCACCAGGCCTGCATGTACGTCTGCAAACTGGCACACCGCGCCCGGCTCATTTGCGCCGTCGATTCGCGGATGTTCACGAATTCGCCCTCAAGGCCCGGGATAACGTCGGCACCCAGTCCAGTAGCCATGGCGTGCCCGGACACGAAAAGCGTTTTCCACTGCACCGGCGCGAGCCTGCGGTTCATCCACTGGGCCTGCTTCGCAACATCCCCGAACGCTGCGTGAATCCAGTTGTTTTGCAGGTCGCTGCGAGTTTCCTCGCGCGCTACAACAATCAGTGAGCGGGCGCGCGGAACGATCAGGCGCGGCTTTGTCCACGGCCACAGCACGTCACGCATGGATGCGTGGGCTTGTACCGGCTCCCACCAGCGCAGGGTTAGGCGCTCAGACATTGGCCCGCTCCTTTACCAGATCACGCAGCTTCGCGCGGTACAAATCCCGGATGGCCCGCAGTTCGTCAGCCGTGTACTTGCGCGGCTCCTGGTCGGCCTCCAGCGCCTCAACCCGCGCCAGCCCGATACGCGCGATCAGCCCCGGGCGGTAATCGACGGCCCGGCCTGCGCCCCAGCGGTTGCACTGCTTTCGCTGTGCGTGACAATTGTCTTCATGGAAACGCAGATGCGGCGCGCTGCCAGTGCTGCGGTAGTGGCCGGCGTCATACTTGCCGCCCACATCCCCAGCGGCCAGCGGCAGGCCGCAGCAAATGCAGGGCTTGTCGGCGTCCCGAGCACGGATGAAGGCATTGAATGCGGCCTGGGCTTCACGCTCCCAATCCCGGCGCGTCTTGAGCCTCTCCTTGCGCTCACGATCTGCCAGACGCTGTTTGATGGCGGCTTGTTTCTCAGCCTTGCCACGGACGGAGACAGCAAGGGAGCTGGCGCAGTCGATTGAGCAAACCTGCGCCATGGGTAGGCGCGGCTCGAAAGGCGCTCGGCAGACTTTGCACTTTTTCATGCATCAGCTCCACACGTCAAGCATTCGCCATGCAGCCGCCACCACTCCTGGAACTTGTCCATTTCCAAGGGCGCGAAGTCTGTCCACCCGATGGGCCAGCCCATGAGCTACGCGAGGCGTGGCATCCTCCCAGCGACCGTCCTGCCAATACGCTTTGCCGTGGTGTGCCAGAAGTCGTGACAGTGCTTGCATAAAGTCTGAATGTTCTCCGGCTCGTTGTGCGCCTTGTCTTGGTCGATGTGGTGCGCCTGTAGCGCCCTCGCATAGCCGCACGCCTCGCACTTCTTCTTCAAGTGCTTGCGCGCACGCCATGAATACCCGTGCTTCGTCAGGTCGGTTCTCGTGTTCGCACAACTCAGCGAGCAGAAGCGCCGCTTCATGAACACCGACAGGTCTTCCAATCTCCCGTTGAATCTCTTGCGCTGCATCTCCGATCCGCAGCACTCGCAGAACTTCGCTTCTTCCGGTTTCCGTTTCATTGTGCATACCCATAAGCCAAAAGCACATTTTAACATGGCTTATGGGTTGCAGCGAAGTCCAATCGTCAGGCCAGCCCATCAACTTTTCTACCCACGGCGGGTTCAGTTGCCCATGCGGGATGTGTCGACCTTCGGCTTTTTCTTCGCGGGCCACCGCAAAGCTCAAAGAGTCCTGCTTCGCTATTCCGTTCCATTTAAGTGCTGTCTCCATCGTGCAGCTCGCATCGCGCGGGCCGTGCGTTGGTGTGGGCCAAAATCCAGATTCGCTCTCGCTTGTGGTTTGCGCCAATGGCATTCGCTCCCAGCACTCCCCATTCCGCATCGAACCCCATCGAGGCCAAGTCTCCAAGCACGGTTCCGAGTCCACGAAGAGTGAGCATTGGGGAGTTTTCCACGAGCACGAAACGGGGTCGTACCTCGCCAATAATCCTTGCCATTTCCCGCCACAGGCCGGAGCGCTCGCCGTTGATGCCTGCGCCCTTGCCTGCGGCGCTGATGTCTTGGCATGGGAATCCGCCAGAAACAACGTCAACAGCGCCTCTCCACGGTCTTCCGTCAAAGGTTCGAACGTCATCCCAGACCGGGAACGGCGAAAGAATTCCATCGTTTTGTCGCTGGAGCAAAATCCCAATAGCGTATGGCTGCCACTCAACGGCGCACACAGTGCGCCACCCGAGCAGCTTGCCGCCGAGTATTCCTCCGCCAGCCCCAGCGAAAAGTGCCAACTCATTCACACACCCATCCATTCCGCCTTCTTGTGGCAAACAGCCGTCCCGCACACCTTGAAGACGTGGTACGTGTACCCGCTGCTCTCGGCAAGGGCCATCGCATCCTCTATCGCGTCGGCTTCGGTGGCGTATTGCCGGTCGTTCACTGAGTGGACAATTGCCACGATGACGTAGGGCTTCATGCTGTCTTCGGTCATTTCTTTCCCTCCACAATCTGCTCTTTGGTTGTCACCCGATGCCCGCAGTACCCGCATTCACGGCGGCGGTACACGTAGCCCTTCCTCCATCGCACGTCAGCGACGGAGCCGCGTTTCATTGGCTTGTGGCACTTGGGGCAGTTCATCGCGCTCCCATCCCTGCCCATGGGCTGCTGTAGTCCTGCCACGTTTTGTACGCCCGAATGCGAATGGCTGTTGCCTTGGCGATTCCGTACCGGGCGCACTTTTCCTCAACTGTGCCGGGGCCGTGCCGTATGTCCTCGACTGCTTCCAGCGTCAGCTTGGCGCGCTTCCTGGCCGATGCACTGATCTTGGCCCTGCGGCTGATCTTGCTGGCAAACCCGGTGCGCTCTGCATTCAGCTTGCCCTGCTGAGAATGGTTCACAACCAGCACATGCTCAGGCGCGACGCACAGCCGATTCCCGCAGGTATTGGTGACGATCTTCCCGGCGATCTTGTGGCCGTGCAGTTCAGCGACTACGCGGCGCACGGTGAGATTCTTTTGCTTGAATGCAGACATCTTCGGTGTGCCATTACCCGACACGCACCCGTCCCATATCCGGCAGTCGCCGTCTTCGTGGCTCAGGTTTTCTATCCTCTTCATAACTTCGTTCACGGCTCAGTCCTTGTCTTTCCTGCGCTGCCAGCGCAATGCGCTCTTCCAGGCTCAAATCGATGTGCCATTCCTTCGCTTCCTCCGGTGATGGCCGGAAGTCGCCCAGCAGCGCGCGTACCTTCGCCAGCAGCCCCACGTAGACGCCGGAATCGTCGGCCTCGCATTCCCGCGCTTGCGCGCGCGCGTACTGCCACCAGCCGGGCATTCGCGCTTTCGCGGCGATGTCTTGTGCCATTTCGTCGCATGGGGTCAAACAGCCTCCACAGCACCGCTTGCGCTGTAGTCCACATAAGCCACCGGCTGTCGGCGGCTGTAGGTGCAAAACTGCTGAGCCGATTTGTTGAACCACAGCTTCAAGCTGTAGTGCTGCATATCGCCGTTGCGCTGCTTTTGCAGTTCCAGGCGTGCGTCTGGTTCGTCGGGATCGACTTCCTTTGACTCATCCCGGCGGGCGCTCCAAACGGTGAACACGTTGTCTGCGCCATCGGTGATCTTGGAACTCCCGGCAACGTCCAACTTTCCCGGCCCTTTGCTTTCGTCAACGCCTTTGCGTGGGTGGGCGACAAGGTGGATATGGCAGTTGTTCCGCTTGGCGAAGTCGCACAGCTTTCTGACGGCCTCTTTCTGCGCTGTCATCGCCCCTGCGCCATCCTCGGGAACGTCCGTCATCATCAAACTGTCAATGACGAAGTGCCGGGTTCCGTACCGCTTGCTGGCGTACAGAAACACCGTCAACAAGCGCTCAATTGAGGCGCTGCCGACCACGTTGAACAGCCACATCTTGTCATGCAACCAACGTCCGATGGCGTCGAGATAGCCCATCGTCGGGCGGTCAAGGCCGGCGGCCTGCTTGGCGACCCGCTTCAACTGGCGCTCAGGCGTCATCTCGCCCGAAAACACCACCACGCGCTCGCCTTGCTGCATCAGGCCCAGCAGAATCTGCGACAGCATCAAGCTCTTGCCGTGGCCGTTGTAGCCCGTCCAGACCGTGAGTTCTCCGGTGCGGAACTCGAACCATTCAACATCCCGATCCAGCCGTAAAACCGGATCGCGCTCGTCGCCATGGGCCGGGTAGAACATGGCCTTCACGCGATCAATGAAGTCGCTGGCCTGTCTCAGTTCTTCCGGGTCTTGCGGTTTCGCCGTCTTGACGCACTCCCAGAAATCGGAGCCGTCAGCACCCGACAGCAGGTACTCGTTCGCGTCCTTGGCTGGGAGAATCACCCGCTTGCATCGTTCAGCGCCGATGCGGTGCATCACCTCCCTGGCTCCTTTTTCGCCCGATTCGTCGTTGTCGAAAAAGATCAGGATTTCGCTGAACCGATCCAGCCGTGACCAGTCGTTTTCAATCCATTGGTGATTCCCTGCCCCGGCATTGACCGACAGCGCTGGAATGCCGACCTGGTGCAACGTCATTGCGTCGATCTCGCCTTCGCAGATTGCTACGGTGCGGGCTTTCGGGTCGATCAGGTGCCAGCCGAACAGGCAGGGCTCTGCGCCGCCCTCTTGCCGCATGTCGCGCTTTTCTGCGACGTTGCGGTACTTCACGTTCACCAGTTCGCCGTCGCGCAGGTACGGAAACAGCGCGTAGGTTTTGCCGTCCCGCAGTTGTTCGGCGATCTTGAACGCGGCGATGGTTTCAGGCGTCAGGCCGCGCTTTTGCAGCCATTCCATCGCGCCAGCCTTGGCAGCTTGACCGGAAGGCTTGGCGGGCCGCTTGAACGGCTGTGCGGGCTTTTCCGGCATGGTGTCGCGGATGCCCAAGTACTGCATCGCCTCGGACATGGCCGACGAAATGGACAAGCCGCGAACGGCCATCCACAAATCGAGCAGGTCGCCCCCCTCGCCGCTGGCGAAGTCAGCCCACACACCCGCCTTGGCACCAGACAGCCGCACCGACAGAGACTTGCCTTCCTCGCCGCCAGTGCTCCCGGCCTTCCACTCTCCAGACTGGCGCTTGCCTTTCGGCAGCAGGTACTGCGCGATTGACGCGGCCTCGGACGCCATGCGCTGCGAAAGTTCGGCGGCGTTCACGCTGCGACTCCGATCCGCTTGCCGTCACGGAATTCGTGGGCGTTGCGCTCGAAGCAAAGCGCGTTTTCTGCCTCCCACACGGTGGGGAAACCAGCGTCGAGAGCCCATTGCGGACGGCTGGTTTCTGCCTTCGCGTTTCCGCCAGCGTCGTCTTGCCACCGGCCCTCGTTCAGCCATGTGGTCGGGTGCGGGATGTACTGCCCGCCGTCCTTCGCCCATTGCGCCGACTTGGCCTGCACCGCGATGGCAGCCAGCATCGCAGCCAGCATCGCATCGTCGGGCTTTCGTTTTCCCCACCATCGCCTCGCCGCGTCCTTCCCGACTTTTTTCGGGTACGCAGACCAGAACCGCTCGAACCGCAACTCAACACCCGAAGGGGGTTTGGGGGTTGTTTCTTTATCTTTATCTTTATCTTTATCTGTAGTGACTTTGCGTGACTCAGCGTGACTTATCGAATTAGTGTCATCTGTCACGCAATCGTCGGCATCGTCACGATCCGACAAAACATCTCTATCTCGTTGTCGTTGTTGACGTTTTCTCTCAGCAGCACTCTTTGTGCCGGTATCGGGATTGCCCAAATCTTCGCGCTTCGGCTGTCGGCGATCCCACCCGGTAAGCACATCACCATCGATCACGCGGCCCTGCATCGCATCGAAAATCGCTTCGATTTCCGTATGTGTCACATCAAGCGCGCTTGCTAAATCTTCGTGCGTGACACTGACGTGACCGCGCGTGACATTGCGTGACGCATCAACCATTAGATGCAGAAACACGGCCTGCACCAGCGCCAGCGGCTGGCCGCTGATGCGGGCTATCGTTCGCCACTTCGGATCGTTCGGCATGTCGTGCCATAGCCTTAGCCACTCGTTTGCCATGTTCGGAAACCTCTTGTTCGTGCCACGGCACATGCCGCTCGTATTCATCAACCCACCTCGCACGTGCAATCGAGCGCAACTTGACGCATCGCCACAGAAAGAGCAGCGTTTGCCTCATGACAGCCCGCGCTCCCGCTCCATCTGCGCAACAACCTCAGGCGTGCGCAGTGAAACCAGTCGGGCCACATCAGCGGCTGCACGCCGTGATTCATCGCGCCACACTTTCGCCATCTCTGGCATAGCGGCATCAGCCTTGGCTTTGAGCCTGAGAACGTCACCACTGCGCGACGTGATCAGGTCTTCCAAATTCATCTCGCGCTCGTTCATTTCGTACCCGCCTTGCTGTAAGCCCCGCCGTGCCGCTTGCGCATCAGAGACTCCTGATACCGGCAGGCACCACACTTGCCGCTGTTGTTGGCGACGTGGGCGCGCTTCTCGCGGACATCCCGCGATGCCGCCGCTTCCATGCGCTTCGTCAACGACTCCAGGCCGGCCAGCCCCGGCAAGAAAAAGCCCACCGACCCGAAGGCCAGCGGGCGAACAGCTGCGGGCGATTCGCACCCGTGATCCGCTGGGGAGACAACTTGTTGGGTGGGCACTTACGCCACCTCCCCGTCAATCGGCATCAGCCGATAGCTCTTGGCGATCTCGGAAAAGGCGACTGCGCCGTCAGCGCTGGTGTCGGTCACGAGCAACTTGGCGCGCACCAGCGGCGGCTCACCTGGGCGCAGCTCGATGTCCGCTTGTATGGTGTTTGGTGGAAGATCAAACGCCTTGGAAACCAGGGCGTGGAGGTGGCTCATGCGGCCTCCTTCTGGGAGCGGCGCTCTTCCAGCATCGACAGCAGGCCGGCACCGATGTCGTACCGCGGATTGCCTGTGCGGCCGTTCAGGATGTCGCTGATGGTGGTTTGTGCGCACCCGCAGCGCTCGGCCATCTGCACCTGCGTGACGCCTAAGGCCTGAAGATCGGCAATGAGCTTTTTCCAGTTCATGCCCCATCATATACCGGGTGACCGTTATTCGTCAAGCCGCAGCACCTAGGGTAAATACTTACGGAAATACAACGGTTTTCCGTTGACTTTTAATAACGGTTAGCCGATACTAGACCCTAACGCAGCAAGACCACCCAGCCCCAGCGATACCAGGGCGAACCAAGCGGAAGCGGGAGGGGGTGCAGGAGATGTTCTCCGCAGCAGCGACGGGCCAAGCGATCGAGCCGAGCCCGACGATCCTTAAAAAGCCACATGGATACAGCCGCACCACGGAAGCGGCCCGCCCCAGCAGTCACCCGGCGGAAGAAAAGGGATGCACGGCCCGTCTGCAAAAAACGGGGCACGGCGCGATGCGGCAAGCGGCATCGGACGGCAACAGAGACACCGGCGGCGAATAGTGATTCGCCAAAAAGCGGCCAGCGCGAAGCTACGAATGTCGGGAGCCCGCAACGCGGGGAGATGCCCGGCAAAGCCCCAGCGATGGGGCGCAAACCAAAGCGCCTTGAGGGTGTTTTGGCTTGCTATGGCACGGCGTGGCGAGGCGCGGCACGGCGTGGCGAGGCAAGGCGTGGCCGGGCGCGGCCTGGCAAGGCAAGGGCTGTTCACAGCGGCCAGCCGATTCATTGAGTCGGTTGTCCGGTGGTAACACCAATGAGGCAGTGCACGCAATGGCTGGCCCCGGCAGAGATCGGCTGGGCGCGGCATGGCGTGGCAAGGCCAGGCCAGGCACGGCGAGGCGCGGCACGGCGTGGCGAGGCAAGGCGTGGCGAGGCAAGGGCTGGATACAGCGGATAGGGCTTTGCAAAGAGCCCCTTCCGGTGCGGCTAGCACCGTCAACTTTTTGATTGGAAACCAAGTGAAAACTGTCACCGTAAAGATCACCGGCAAGGCGCCGCTTTTGATGCACTCGGATCGCTTTGCGAACCCGATTGATCCAATGACCAAGGCGCACAAGGAACTCACCAGCAAGCGCAAAAAGACCGACGAAGATCACATCGCCATCGCGCGCAGTGAGTACCTTGGAAGCTGCTACTGGCGCAAGGACGTGGGGTTTTTCATCCCCGGCCAAAACCTTGATTCATGCCTTGTCGCTGCTGCCAAGCTGCAGAAACTCGGAACCCGCTTCAAGCAAGGCGTGCAGGTTGTCGAGGATGAACTGACCCTTGACGGCTTCGCCAAGAAATCACCGACCGACCTTTGGGAAATACCTGACCACATCGATTGCCGTGGCGTGAAGGTCGGCACAGCAAAGCTGATGCGCTACCGCCCCATTTTCCGGCAGTGGGCAACGCGGGCCACCATCGCTTTCAACGACGAAGTAGTGAACGAAAGCGAGATCAAAAAGGCCATTGCGGACGCGGGATTGATGATCGGCCTTGGCGACTACCGCCCGCGCTTCGGGCGCTTTGAAGTGGAGTTTGTCAAATGACGGACGTGAGGCTTTTCCCAGCGTGGAAACACGCGATCAAGGTACTGATCGATGAAGGACTGGACTTTGGCGCCAGTATCGCGCGGGCGCGGCTGATTGAGCTTTGCGAGATTGCTCCACCAGTCAGCATCGATGACGTCAAGCGACATGACCTTGAAGTCCTGCAGTGCGTTTCGGCCATTCGTGACGCCCTGCTGACTGCTCACAGCATGGACTTGATCAGCGACGGGCGCGGAGGCTACACGGTGGCCCTGCCGCGCGACCAAACGGCGATAGCACTCGCACACGGACTGCGCGTGATCGGAAAGGAAATGCGCCGCATGGCAATGCGCACCTCGTTCGTCCGCCAGGACATGCTGACCGACGAAGAACGGTCGAAGAACGCTGATGCGCAAGCCAAGATCAGCCGCCTATCTGACCTGATGACCGGCCCGCGCAGCGAACTGCTGGCGATTGCCGGACGCGAACCCGAATAACCCAGGCGAGGCCGGGTAAGGCGTGGCGTGGCAAGGCTTGGCGCGGTTAGGCATGGGGCCCTTGGCGACAGGGGCCAAACCTGAGCTGCTTCACACGAGGCGGCTGAGGTTTTCCAAGGAGCAATCCTCGGCAGATCGAAAGGAAAAGCAATGCTCGATCACGGAATACTGAACGTGCCGCTCGCCAAGCGCGGCGACATCGACGCGCAGATCGACCGCTACAAGGCCGAGCAGAAGCGTCAGGCGGCATTGAAGCGCAAGGCAGACGCCGCGATCCTGGCCGGGCAGCGCGCTCTTGCCAAAGCGGCTGTCGCTGCCATGCCAGACGAACGCGCCGCCGAGCTGATGCAGCGCACCGGCCTGACGCGCAAGCAGATCGACAAGAAGCTGAACAGCATCGCGCACTGGACGCCTGATCGCATCCTGCGCGGAATTTGAACCCAGCCCGGTGGGTCGGGTGGGTAGCTACAGCGCAGCGTGCAAGCACAGACGGTGCCTCCTGGGCGGAAACGCTTCGGGGGTGCTGAGATTCGGTCAGCCGAATTGCTGACGCGACTTAACCGACCCTCGGGGCGGGAGAACGGACGGAGCGAAATGCCGTCGCTGGATGCGTAACCAGCGCCATCATTTGATCCACTGCCAAGCATCCGGGCGCGCGCAATAAGTCCCTGCAACGGTGGATCAAGTGAT